CACAATTCACCGATCATCTTGGAAATCGCCGTGATCTTCTCAGCCATGATCGCATCGTCGGCGGTATTACCGGGGATGCCGAGCGCGACATTAACCGCATCCACCGTGGTCAGGTCATAGACCGGCGATGTCGGTTCGAGGATGGTGAAAAGTGATTTCCTCATGGCTCATATTTACCCGTCGGCCCCTGTGGACCGGGCGGACCTCGTTCGCCGTCCTTGCCGTTGCTGCCCTTCCTGACAAACAATTGCCATTGCTTGGAGTCGCCCGGCTTGTCTTTTGCGCCCTCTATCATGCAGACCCAACCATTGCCGCCGCAGGAAACCGTGTCGTCAAGATGGAAATCATCATCATGTTTCCATGGTCCGCGATGGCGCCCGCGCGAGGGCCCTGCACCGTCCTTGCCGTCTTGGCCCGGCGGACCTGGCGGTCCCGGCTCGCCCTTTTCGCCATGAATGGACAGGCCGTCCCTGCCATCTTTGCCATCCTTGCCGGGGATGCCGACTTCGCCACGCAAGCCGATATCGCCGCGATCGCCTTTTTCGCCGCGCGGACCCTGCAGTCCGTTTTCTCCGCGGTCGCCTTTTTCCGGCATACGCGCCTCGAGCGCAGCTATGCGCTGTTCCTGTTGAATGACGATCGCTCTATAAGGCGCAATGTGTTCCTTGATGATCTCGGCTATTTCTCGCCCGAGCATATCCTCAAGCTGCAGTTGCATGGCCTAGGCTCCTGCGGATCGCGTCGAGCAAGGCGCGCTGATTGATTGGGGTCGGTGCTGGCGTTGTCGGATTCGGCATCGGCGCTGGGGCAGCCGGCAAGGCCGGCGCATTGGCACGGTTGGCCAATGCCTGCAAGGTAAACATTTGCTGCTGCGCCATCGGCGATTCGCCGCCGGTTACATCGACATAACCCAGCACCCTGCGCGCTTCATTGGGCGATAGGATGCCCTTGCTTACGGCCTCTGCCAGCACCGTGATCTGCGTCTGCGAATCCATGCGGAATAAGCCGGTCAGGTCGAATTCGGCGCGATAGCCGGCACCGATCAAGCCAAGGCCTTCCGACAGGATCAGTTCGATGTGCTCGATCAGACTTTGCAGACATTGCTTGTAATATTGCAGATCGAGCAGTTCAGCGTTTTGATAATTCGGCGGATCTTTCGCCCCGACCATGAACGCCGGGATGCCGAATGCCGTGCAGATCGTTTCGTTGTTGTGCTTGAGCTGCTCGATCAATTGGCTATCGACGGCGTTCTGTTGCAGCGGATTCCAGGTCAGCCCGCTACCAAGAATCGCCACCTTGCCCTGATTGATGCCAGTATAATTGTTATGCCAGTTGTTCTCCAACCGCGCTGCGGTGGCCTCATCGATGTTGCCGGGCGCCGTCAGGATGCCGGAAGGTCGCGCCGCATTGCCGAAAAACATTGCCGAAAACTGTTCAATCGACAGCCCGCGTGCAGCAGGCGCGGCCGTGGAATAAAGCGGCGACATGCCGACCATCTTATGGAACAGGCAATTGATGCGGTCGTGCATGATCTCACTGGCCGGAATCACGACATGTTCTTCGGTAATACCGGCCAGGTGATCGGTATTGAGATCGTAGAATAACGATCCGTCCAATGCCTCCATCGGCTTGACGCGATTGGGATCGAGCACGTGCAGCGCGCTGACGACGTTGCGATTGTCGCGTTCCTTGAGAACGTAAGCGTTGCCGGCCCGCAGTTTGGAGATCATCCAGCTTTCAAAGAATTGAATGCGGGTCTGATAGCGATTTGGCTTATTGAGGACGGTTGAGAAAGCGCTTGCCGTAGTCTCCTGCCATACCTGATCGACCGGCTGCATCAGCTTGAGCCGCATCTTGGCGATATCGGCTGAAATCATGGCGACGCAACGATAAAGCGTCGCGTTCTGCAGCGGATTCTCCATGCTCAGCGGTTGATTACGCTGCCAAGCTCCGGCAAATGGCTCGCGCACGATCGGCCACCAGCCGCGGTCATAGATGTTGGTCGGCAGCATGGGCGACTGCTTGCGCACGGAAACCTCGAAGCCGAGGATTCTCATCCTTTCTCGGCCTCGAGTTTGCGATGCCGGTAACGCTGTTTTTTGCGCACCGGCACCGCATCATCACTCTCCGCAGCCAGTTTGGCCGCGGACAACACCATGCGATGCGCGTCTGAAAGCGGCTCGAATATTTCACCTGCCGCAAGCTTGCGGTGGTTATAATCGAACGACTTCAATGCGCGCATCATCATCCGGTCACCGCCCCACCGTAGGCAGCGTTTGTCATATAAAACACGCCTTTGTCTCGACCACGCATCCATGTGATGTAACGCTCGGCACGCACGAACACCAAATTGTTCTGGAATGCCGAGACCAGGTGGTAGTTGCCGGCCGCAGGTGCCGAATCCAGTTCAACCGATGCCTCGCGTGACACATCGATTTGCAATCCGCCCTCGTCCGCCACAAACACCGACGGTGGATGGATTGCGGTGACTTGCCCGGCCGGTGAGTTATTCGAGGTCAACACCGTGATGCCGAGGATATTGCCGCCATTGCCATTGACATTCGGGAACGCCACCACGCCCAAAGTTGTCAGCATGGTGCCGATCGAAGTCGCCAGCACCGGCTGCATGATCAGCGTCAGGTTATCGGTCGGGATATTGTACTCCTGGAAGTGGTACAGGATCTGCCGGATATCATGGATCACCGCGGTGATATCGGTACCGGAAGCTGCATCGCTGTCGGCACCATTGGTGATCGATGCCGGCGACACGTTGGTCACAGCGGTAACCGATGGCTTGATGAACTGCTCGTCGAGGAATTTGGCGATGCCCTTGGCGAGGTTATCACGCACCAGCATTTCAACCGACGGGCTTGAGAAGCGCGCCAGTTCGTCGGTGACGCCCATGATGCACGCCGTCTTGGCAAACGTCAGCGTGACGGTGTCGAACGTGCCTGCAGCCACTGGCTTGCTGGCGCCTTCCCCGACCCACTGGGCCGTGATGACGCTATTTTCGCGCGGGATGCGCGAGTTAAATGGCACCCGCGTCAACCCTGGAATGCGGCCGAGATAGGTCTGCGGCACCAGAAATTCGAGAAATTCACTGGCGAGGTTCTGCGCGTAGACCAAGTTGCCGGCCCATGTTGCCGAGGTAACCGTGCCGGTCGCCACTGCTGCCTTGATATCCATTTCGATCTGTGGCCACTGCCCGCAGTATTGTCGCGCCACGGCAATAACATCGCGATGATAAACATCGGCGTGTAACTGGCAGGCGAGCCGCTTGATCAGGCCGAGGCCTGGCGGCAGCGTCGGTGCCTTCACCTGGATCGACTGCGAATGCATCTCGATGCCATCGCTGTTCGATACCGGCTTTGCCGTGCTTATCAATTCCTTTTCGATCAGCCGGCAGTCGGTGAGCTCGCGATCGACCGACTTGATAACGGCCGAGTGTTCGTCAAACGCATTCTGTTCCGCCTCGTCCTTGGTGCGGTCTTCTTCAACGATCTTGCTTTGGATTGCGTCACGCGCGGCCACTTCGGCGGCGCGTTTTGCCTCGAGGTCTTTCATCCTCTCGGCGTTGGTCTTCGTGGCCATAGTCGTGGCCTCCAATTTGATGGAACGGGATGCCGCGACAGCGACGGATTTGCCGGAATGGCCTGACGAGGCCGGGGTCACTTCTTGCGTATCGCCGGACGCGGCGCGCAATCCGTGATAAATGGCGCGAATGGTATGGATGGAAGCATCAACATTGGCGGGAATCGTAACGGCCGATAATTCGAGAATTTCATACTCGTCGTATTGAATCCCACCGCCCTTAAGCATCGTGACCTTGTCGGCGGCAGCCTGGAACCCGATTGACACCGCACGCACCAATCCCAATTTGATTGATTGCCACGCCTCGTCGAGCCGGTCCTTTAATTTGCCAGGCTCTACCGATTTGGCGATTTTCGCCCTGAACGGAATCCCGTCGTCACGCGCCTCGGCCCACACCACATGTCCAATTGGTTCGCCTGAACGATGCTGCCATAGCATCGGCATCGGCAGGCTGAACTTGGCGCCGCGCGGCTTGACGATATCGCCGACGCGATCGACCGTTGGCGTCGAGGCAACGCCCTCGATGATGCGCTGATCTTCATCAAACGATTTGATGTCGAGCACCGCGTAGGCGCGGTTGAGTTTTGACATGGGTTTTCCTTTGAGTTCAGCCGACAAAGAACATCTGAAAGGCGGGCGCCTCTGTCGGCCTGTCGCTCATGACCATGGCCGCATCGAACAGCGCCATGGCGGCGTCGATCTTGGCATCGCCGGCGTTCTGTTTGGTCATGCGTATAGCCGTGGCGGTCGGCTCTATTTTGCAATTGCCCACACACCACGACATCAAATCGGATTTGCTATGCCACAGCGTGCCGTTGGCCAATTTGCGTTCGGTGCCCTTGATCGCATTCATCATGCGATAGCCTTGCGGCGCGCCGATCAGGTTCTTGTCGGCAACGGAGACTCCGATGCGTCCGAGCGCGTCCACGACTTCACCGAGGCCAGCAGGGTCAACAGCGACAGCCGCCAAAAGATTTCTTCGCTTGATGTCGGAAATAATCTCAATGATGGCGGTGATGTCATCCAGTTCGTCTTTGACAATTGTCAATTCCCCACTAGTTTGGAAATCCTGCAGCGTTGCCGCGATGGTTTGCCTTCGCTGCAGGACGCTCTCGTGACACCAAG